CGTTGTAGTAGAGGACGGCGATGTTGCGGGTGTTCGCCATCTCGTACAGCTGCTTGAAGTTTTCGAACTGCTCGGGCGTGCCCAGCCAGGGCGACTTGGGCGCCAGCGCGATCGCTTCGACCACGGCGGACCGCATGTAGTTGAACATGCGCTGGGGGTCGCGGGCGAATCGCACGATGCCGGCGTACATCCGCTTGCCCTGAATCCAGATCTCATCTCCCAATACGGGGACGAGGGGAATCCATTGGCCGGGCCATTCCTGCTCCTCGAGGACTTCGCGGGCCGTGAGCTTGCACCACTTCACCACGGGCCGGTCGTAATCGCGCGAACGGACAATGTCCCTGCCGTCGGGAATAGGTTCTCCGCCCATGATGGTGGAACCGTCGTCCAGTTCGTGGATGATGTCGGGAACGTAGTCGAGGTAGAAGTACTCCGCGACCCGGCATCTCTGGTCGGGATACCACTCGTTGTAATCGCCGACGCCTTCAAACTCCCGCAAGGGTGCGAAGGTGAAGCCGGGGAATGCCTGCTCGAAGGCCTCCCGGTCGTAATCCTGGAAGACAAAGCCGTACCGCGCGTCGGAGTAGTCGGGCTCCTGGGCGTCCACATCCATCGCGACCGCAAAGAGGTTCGGGACTCTGGCGATCTTGATTTCCTGCTTGAAGGTTTTGCCCTTCGAAAACTCGATCAGGACGCGCAGCCAGCCTCTTCCCGCGGTCACCTGATGGTCGGAGGCGGTGTCGTAGGCTTGTTCGGCCTTACTGCGGACTTCGGCGTGCCGCGCCATCCCCTGCAGGACTTCGGCGGTATCCTGGTCGGCTCCTTCTCCTACCGGGTTGACCTGGATGGCGGCGCGGTTCTGGCGGATCTCGTTGATCGCCAGTTTGCAGACCTGGTTGACGCGGTTGATGGTGAGGACCGGCCGGCCTTCCTGGGCGCGTTGACTGGCTACCTGATCGGGCCACTGGAGTCCCGCGCGGAAGTTCTGGTCTTCCAGCATTTCCTTCCGCTGCTGCGACTCGTATTCCATGATCTTGTGGAATCGCTGGCGCGCAGTTTTCAGGATTTTGTTCTTCCGCTCCACCTCCGCCATGGATGGATTCGCATAGGAGTCCATCGGACGCAGGTTCGCCAGGGCCTGGGTGTAGGAGCCTGGGCGGTACGGAAGGTTGTAGGAGGGTGCCTGATAGGCCGGGGTCATACTGGAGGGGTGGAAAGACTACATCCGGAAGAAATACGCCTGCTCACACCTCAGCAGGTCGCTTTCATTGCTTGCGGGCGGTGCCCATACTGCGAGGCGTACATCAAGGACTGGAAGAGTCCCGCTGGCTTGATAGCCCCTGAAATGTGGTCATCAATTCGAGAGCGCGGAATTGATCCGGGCACCGGGCACTCCGCCAACTGTGGGCGCCGCGCTCTCGCGATCTGACTAGCGGTCTTTGTTCGTGCCGGTCGGGCAGATCGAAGCTACGCGCTTCACGCCGTTCATTTCGCCGGATGCGGCATGACCCGGTTCGGCCGGCTTGCTGGAGGACCCGATCATTTCCTGTTTGCCTGAGCCATTGGCCGAGGACTTCACGCGCGACATGTCGCCCGAGGGAGACGTGCCGAAGTCTTTCACTTTACCGAGGGGTGCGTTTTTCATGGGAGAACTCCTGGAGAAACTTGAGAATTAAGCGGCTTCGATTTGCAGGCCATTGCCTGGACGACGACGGCTGGAAACCCAGGGGGCCTTCACTGCGACATCGATGGAATTGGCGAAGGCCATCGCCGCCGGCTTCAGATACCGTTCGCTGAAGTCGTCCGGGCGAAAGTCTTCCCAGAAGACCTCGACTACCTTGACTGGTGAAGCGGCAAGACGCGGCGCATTCGCTGGCTCCGAATACGGGATAAGACACTGCGCACCGAAGCTCATGAAAGTTTCACCGTCTCCGGCATATGGAACCAGCGGACTGCCCGCTCTACCTGTTCATTGGTGAGGAAGAGGCGGCCGTCCTGGNGTGAGAATTCGTAGGTGCCGGGGCGGCTGTCGCGCTGGCGCTCAAAAGCCAAAGCCGATGGACCATTTCCCACCCACGCCATCTGAAGCTGCTTTTCCGCTGTCCATCCCAAGGCCGGGTAATAGCCCCGATACGCATATCCCTGCCACATGGCGTTGACTGCGCTGCAGATGGCACCAAAGTCGAGCATCAGCCCTCCTGGCTTGTACAACTCACTCTGGTCCTGCTCCGGAGGAAAGTAGATCGGATGCTCGCTGCGGCGGTCTAAACGGGCTAGCTGCTCGATGATCGCCTCGGGGTAAGGGCTTTGGCCGAACCTCGCCGGATACAGCCGATATGGCAGCCGCGAGAAAATGCTCAGCGGAAACTGCCCGTTAGTGGCGTATCGCTCAATCTCATCGCGGACCACCTTGCCGTGAGGCATCAGGCAGAATGCGTCGAAGTGATTGCGGCGCCGTGGCGTCTTGGCCTCTTCCGCCGGCGCCTTCTCAACCTGGATACCGTTCCCGGCTCGCCGTTTGGGTTCGAACACGGCTGTCCGCATTTCCGGCGCTTCGTACCAGTCGAACTGGTGGCGCGTAGCGGCCTGGTTGTAGGCTTCGGGATACCGGTAGCCCGCTTCCTTTTCGGCTTGGTAGAGCGCGGCGAGATGGGACATTTACACCCGGTGCCTTCGCTCGTAGTCGGCGAGTCCTGCCCAGTCGCGCCGATCGCGCAACGACCTCCAGGCCGGATCGTTTTCCCAATCGTCTTTCATGGTCTGTTTGAGGTCTTCGCCTTCGCGAAGCGCCCCTTTGAATCCGGTGATGGCTTCACCGAGACCTTTCCCCAAGTTGCCGATGGACTTTCCGCCGAATAAGAGGACCGCCAAAAGGCCGATCACGATAATTTCCGGCATACCCAAACCCATCAGGCCTGCGACGTACGTTCCCATTGACCCTCCCTCTCGAAAGAAAAACGGTTATGCCGGCAACCGCGGAGTGACCACGCGAGGCGGTGTCTTCAGCCGGTTGATCGCTTGGCGTACCGTCGGGTGCTTGTGCCATTTCCCGGAACTCAGGCGGCGCAGGTTCGCCGGCAGCTTTCGCTCCAGCACCATCGCATCCTGCTGATAGCTGTAAACCATTTCCCAGCCGGGCAGCGGACGATAGCAGACTCGCGCATCGCCTCCGCACGCTGGCTGAAACGATGTGGTGTACAAGGCTCGGCCATAGCGCAGTTCGTAATCGCCTTCGACCGGGACTCGCAGGAACGTTTCGACGCCCTGGGGAGCGTGGCGCATCTCGTTCAGGCGCATTTCCCGCTGGTGGCGTTCATTGTCCAGCCGGCGAGACTCGGCGTATTCCTGCTCGCGCTTCTTTTTGATGTCGGACGCACGGACTACCCGGAACTCTAAAGGCTGGTGGGTTTCCTTGTCGACCACGGACAGGATGCGCAACTCGGGGACCGTGGAGTCCACATAGATGTGCTCGGAATCCTTGGGCATGAAGTCTTCGAGGCTCGACGCCCGGGTGATGCGTTCGCCCATCTCGTCGGTCTTGCCCAGTACTTCACGCGGCACCTGCCAGGCGATCGTGAAGACGCCTCTCTGTTGCACACGGATGTAATCGCCGGTCCGCGCAACCACCATGTGGTGAGCGGTCGGGATTGGTACGCCTTCGAGGCGCATCGCGAGCGCGGCCGAAGAGGCTCCCAGCAGCCCGAAGAAGAAGCGGCGGCTGAGTCCCTTGGAAGAGCATTCCTTTTCGTCGTGGCGCTCGTCCATCGGTTTTTCACAGCGGGGACAGATCACCGCGGCGACGGTCGGAGTACCCGCGGGCCGCAGTAATCGTCCGAATGCGTCCAGGAGGCTCATAAGTTCATCGTACTCAATTCAGCACTAACTTCGCGGGATAACGTGCGTAAGCGATAGACTCGCCATACGCGTGAGCGAGCATGACCGCAGCCGCCGGAGGATAGAATCCCAGGGCTTCCAGTAACTCGGGCAGAACGTTGAGCAGGTAGTTCTTTCTGCTCAGCTCCATGTTCATGGCGATGTGGCTGAATCGCATTACTGTAACTCGCTCCACTGCCGAATGACCAACATTCCGTCGGGTCTGATTTCGAGACCGTCGACGCACTTGGCGAGGACAGGTTGGCCGATGCCTGCATCGCCGAGAGCCGCGTCTCGCACGCCGATGCCTTGATGCCGCAGATCCGGCCGCAGCCGAACAAACAGAGCCATCCGAACCCGGCGCATCCCGTGCCTCATCCGTCGGACCTTGCCCAATCGGTACAGGCCTTCCGGCAGCGTCTCCAGATCCTTCTCAGTTACTACCGGAACACTGGCGCTTTTCATTTGCCGCCCATTTCCTTCAGCGTCATGCCGGGGAACTTCTTGTGGACCGCGGCGCGCACCTTGCCCGCTATCGCTTTGCCAGACGACCGGGCCAGCGCATCCCGCGCATGCGTGGCATCAGGAATCGGATAGCTCCCGCTGCCGGGTGCCTTCGAGGGAACGGCGAACGAGGAGGGCTTTAGACTGTTTCGCGCGCGATACGAAAGTTTCGCCATCACTGCATCCCCATCAACTGTTTGAGCGACATCGCCCGGAATTTGGGCACACGAGGAGCCTTCGGGCCGAGAGAGCTACGCTCCAAGTCCTTATCGTGTTTCAACGCTTTTCCCAAGGGCGGCCGGCGTACGCCTTTCGCCCCGATCCAGGGAAGGGTCATGGCTACTCGCCGTCGTTGTCGTTGTCTTCGACCTTGCCTTCGGGTGCCGCGCCTTCGTTGGCCGGCTGATCGCCAAAGGTCTGGCCGATATGATCCTGCAACGCAGCCATGTCCGAATGCGCGTTGGTTTCGGGATCCGGATACGTCTCCATGCCTCGTGCGCCTTTGGCCGGCGGGAAGTGGGTGTTGGTGATGAACCCGCCGTTGTGCGCTTTCTCGATGGTCATGCGATGGGCTTTGCCTTTGCCGCCCTTTTTCTTGACGGTTGCTTTTACGTGCGATGCCATGGAAACTCCTAAGTGAAGAGGTGTACTGATGGGAATGAAGCTGCGCGACATCCCCGAATTCGAAGAAGACTTAAAACAGGTCGACCAACTCTGGGCGGCCTGGGCTGTTGGGGCTTACGGCCGCCAATTGCAAGAGATCGTGTGCGGCGACCGCCAGGCGCTGGTGAACTGGGTGTTTCTCGAACTCGCCAAACCGTTAGCCCTGGCGATGCAGGACATCCCTATGGATGCCAACTGGGTGGAAAACATGCAGCACGCCGTCCAGAATCTCATGGCTACCGACCGCTCCTTCTATGCCGTGTTGCAGGCTCAGGCGATGCTGGTCGTGGACTTGATCGAAATGGCGCGCGGATCGATCCAGGCGTCGTAGCGGGGCGAGACCGTCATTATCGCGAGTCCTTGGCTGAATCCCACTCCATCCTTTTCCAGCGGCGCGAATGCCACATCGAACCGAGTGATGAGCCGGTCTATCGAAACGTCGTAGTATTCAACGGCGCGCAGGGCGATTCCATTGAAGTCGATGCCCGCGGAACCGTACGCGCCGGAACACGGCAATACCATGTCGGCGGTAAGAAGGTCCTGTTCATGGCTGTTCAGCGCCTCTGCCATGTGATCGGCGGCAGGCTCCAGCCATACTTTCGTCAACCACGCAATACCGTGTTTCTGGACCTGTTCATACTCCGGTTCGATGGCGGCGTGTGCGACGGAGTTGATCGGAATGGTCTTTAGTGTGTTCGCGCCGATCCGCACGTTTACATAGGTCGGCCTGCCTGAGTTAAATGGCACTCCGTTCTCGCGAAACGAGTCCTCATAACGGACTTTGTATCGCATGCGGTCCGAGATCAGCTTGCCCATCATCATTGCAATCTCGTGCAAAGCCGTGGGCTTGATTGCTTGCCGCTCGAACACCTGCGCGTTGATGGCCTGCAACGTCTCCAGGGCGCCGTCCATGCCTGTCTTGTCCAGGTCAAAGAAGCGAATATCGGGCGCGCTTTCGTCCGTGGTCGGGATCATGATTGCGTAGATCCCCTGATTGCTTAGGGTACGGCACAACATCTCCGCGTGGCTTTGGTCGACGGCCCACGGTTTGTAGACCACCATCATGCGCTTCGATGGCTCTGGCGCTGGGCGCATCCGTTCGCTATCCACATGGATAACGGTGTTCTCGGGAGTGGGCTCGGCCGCAGTGAGAGTGGCGGTTGCTTTGGCAGCGAGTGGACCGCCGGCACCGATCACCGGCAAAAGTTGAGCGAACATGCGTCGAGAGAGTGTCATGAAATAACTCGGCAGTGCAGATGGCCCAGGTAGACGCTTGCAAAAACGGGATGGACGCCGGGATAGCCGTTGACGGCGTCGTAAGCACGGATGAACCGAAGCGAGACTCCTTCGGGTTCGATTTGTAGCCCGTTGCCCTTGCGAGCGCAAGCGGCGGAAGCGTTCACCCCATCCATGATCCACCTCCGCCTCCTCCAGTATGCCCGTAAGGCGATACCGGGAGGAATCGGGTTTGCGGTTCTTGCGGAACAGGAGCAGTCTTGGCTCGTTTCAATCCGCTCATGAGGAGGTACCGGAGCGCAGCCATGAGGTGATCGCCGACTTGTCCCGCATCCCCGGCTGCTGCCGAATAGACACCCGACAGTTCCGGCCGTACCGGTTTGCCGTCTTTTCCCCGGCGGTACAGTCTCCGTTCGGCCAAGGTGTTGACGAGCGAACGGAAGATCTTGAGCGAACCACCCGACAAGGCCTGCCAGACTGTAGCAATTCCCGCTTCGACCGCGTTGTCGGCCTTTTCCAAATCCAGACCCAAGCCCCGGTACATCACGAACAGATTGCGGCCGTCCACCTGGGATTTTCCATCAGATGCCGGGTCGATCGCTCCCGGAATCCAGGCTCCGCGCGCTTTGATTGCGACGGCGTGAGCCAGGGGTTCCTGGGATCCGGCGTAATGCTCCGAGTAGGCGTAGGTGGTGCCGTTGTCCCGATTGGTCGCAGCCCAGATGGCGGCAGTGCGGTTCCATCCGACGTCCATGCCGTAAGCTCGCGGCCAGTGGTGCGGGATCGGGAAGTCGTCCACCACGATCATGGACTCTTCGATGGGATAGATGGCGCCGGCGCCCAGCCGGGGAATGCCTTTGGTGCGCGCGTCCCGCTGGTGCGGCGGGTAGGCAGACAGCAGTTCTTCTTTGGCCGCTGCGCTCAGGTGGGGCACATCGTCCCACCCGGCCATCACTACTGCCTTACTCACTCCGGAACTCCGCCAGGCAGAAAACGTAAGACCACGGGAGTCAGGCCACTAAGCGGCGTGAAGGTCAGAATGATGATTCCCCCGGTCGTCATGGTGCGCGTCAGGGTCTCATCGTAAATGCCTTCGTCGCTGGGCTCTTCGTCCAGCCAGCCGACATCGATGCCTTTGCCCTGAAAACTCTTGCGGCCTTCCTCGTAGGACTTGAGGAGCAGCGTCGAGGCCCCGCCGCATTTGTGCCGGACGTAGATCTTATCGACGGTTTCGGCGGTCCCCTGCTTGGCTGTGACCTTGATCAGGTTGGCCTTGGGGATCATGCCGGTTCCGTACTCGCCGGGCGCGCCGAGCATCTTTTCCTGCAGGATCTCGCGGACGGTCTTGGTCGTATCGCCGGCCGCCCAGCAGGTAGTCTGCCGGACAAATCGTTTCCCCGGCCACCACTTGGGATAGTCGCCGGTGAGGTGCAGGGTCACTTCGTAAGCGCCTGCGTCCGTCTTCCCGACCCGGTTTCCTGCGATGAACGCCCGTTCGCGGTGGATCGCTCCGGCGGCGAAGAATTCGAGGTGCTTCGCGTAGAGTTCCCGGCGAAGAGGACCGCTGTCCGGGAAATAGGTGAGCAGCTTGTTCCTGCTCTGGAAGTGGATCGCCTGTTCTACCAGCTTGGGAGAAAGCTGCAGCCCGTTCATTTGGCTTTGCGATACCGCGGCACCAGGGGAAGTGGACCGCAGTCCAAAACTGACACCTCGCCATGGCCTGCCACGCCACACTTCCCCAACCCTCTCCAATTGAAATTACCCTCCCCTGCTCCTCCTTGCGGCGACACCGCGCCCAGTGCCACCTCAGAGTTTTGACTTCCGTAGAACGTCGCGGAGCCTGGGCTATGGGGTTTGAGGGGAAGGTCTGCCGTCCAGGCACACGCGCCGAGGCCCGACCTGGCGAGCCGCTGGTAGTCCTCGAGGGCGCCGGCCCGATTGGGGAGTGCTCTCGCGGGAAGCCGCGCGACCTGCTTTGGATACTCTGGCGCTATGACTGGGGCGAAGGGGGATGGGCGGAAGTCGGCCGCGCTCAGGCCACCAATTGGGAATGGGCGATCACGTTGAGGGAGGCCGCCTGGCGGGCGCTGAATCCCGACCCGAAGTTGTACGACGTCTCGCGCAGTGGACGCGAGTTGGCCGAAGAAATCATGCTCCTGGTCGACGCGAGGCTGAAAGAGCAAAGTGCGGATATCCAGGCTTCGGCGCTTTCTGCCGTCTATGACCGGGTAGCTTGCCGGATCGCCAATGTGCCGGTGTCTTTTTGAGAAAGGATTCCAACGGCAGGCAGGTAGGTGCGTTTCTCCCGATGGCGGCGGTCTCTTACTACTTTTGAACCTGCCTGCCTGCCGGGGTTTTCTCTTAATTCTTTATTCTTCCTTCTTCAGTACCTTATTGTATGCGCGGGCCGATCGCGACAATCCTGTCGTGTTCCTGGACATTTCCGTCGCGTTCCCGGACATTTATGTCGCGATGGATCACGGGATAAGTCCACGTCATTTTTGTCGCGTGAAAATATTTTGAGAAAAGACTTGCTGGGCGAGCATAAATGGAATATATTGTGAACGAACCACCAATTACAACTGATGACCCATAAGTTCACCCAAGCTGAATCCAGGAAGGGCGCTCAAACGCTCAACGGTAGTATGACTGAGGCGCAGCGACGAGCGCGTGCAAAGCGCGCCGCACGGGCGAGGTGGAGTAAGGCAAAACAACAGCCTTCAGAATCGAGCAATGCCGTGGGTTACAGTGCGCCTGGAATACGACAATAATATCTGTTATGAGAACCGCGTCCTCAAAACTCGATATTATCCTCACCGGCGTCAATCACCGGGCCGTCGATATTAGGCCACCTCCGCCGCCCGGCGGAAAACTGACAAACAAGTAGTTTACTTTCCACGGCATTCGACTTGTTGGCCAGAAACAACATAAGCGGCGGTAGTAGGCACAGAAGCAGTCCCCAACGACGAGGACCGCCCTGTGCTGCCTTCTAGTGTAGGGCCTCCCGTCGCATTGATCAAGCTATTCTCAGGAGCTTTTTTAATGGGCGGAGTTCAACGTAAACTATTTCCACCTTCAACAGTTAGCCGACACACAGAATCCCAATTAGATCAGTACGGACGCGATCAAAACTCGCCCGCCGAGCGATGGCGCGCTGAGACCAATTTCGATTCCGGCACAGGTTACGTCAAGTTTTACCACGCCTACACCTCAGACCTTTCGCGGCTGATCTCCGGCGTCCAGTGGCCGCTGGTGCTCTTCGTTTT